CGGGACCGGCACCACCATCAACGGCACCATGTCCGCCACGGCAACCGCCACCACTTTGACGGTCAGCTACAAGACGGGTGGCTCCGATGGCAATCAGGCCCCCGTGTCTACGACCGTGACTGGGGCAACCTGGGCCGCGTCCACCCTTTCCGGGGGCCTCAATTCGCTTCTGTCGGCCAAGACGCCCCAGGGTCTCCAGATGCGGTTCATCGTCTACGTGGAGGCGGGCTCGTTCTACAATCCCGGCGCGAAGCTCCGCGTTAAGCTGGCGAACCGGTATACGGATTTCAGCATGGGCGGCCTCGATCTGTCTGGGTCGAGCGTCCCCCCGGCGACGACGCAGTTTCGCATCATCGCGAACAAATACCAGTTCTTCCATTTCCAGGTGGGCTCCCGACCCCAGGCGACGGCGGGCGGGTGGATCGCGGGGGGCGTCCCCTACCTCCCCACGTTCATGCAGCCCATCGCGCTCACGGCGGCTACGAACGCGACCCCGATTGTTTGCACGAGCGCTACTGCTCACGGCCTCTCAACGGGGCACCAAGTAAGAATCGCGGGGGCGGTTGGCAACACGGCGGCGAACGGCAACTGGACTGTCACCGTGGTAGACGCCAGCAACTTCTCCCTCAATACGAGCGTTGGTAACGGAACCTACACGGCGAATAGCGCCTATTTCGCCTCTATCACGGCGCAGGATCGGATCGTCGATGCGGGCTGGCTCCAGTACACTAGCCCCGGCGCGGGCTCCCATTGGGGCGGCTCCCAGTACTGTCAGAACTTTTCGCATCACTTTACCAACAATTTCCAGAATTCCGCTCCCTATTCGGACAATTCGGCCCAAGTATTCCTCTACCCGATTACGACTCTGCTGGGCAATACGTCCGATATGCCCTGGTACAACAATTCCTACTTGATGTTGGAGCCGGTTGTGGTTTGGGGCTACCAAGCGGGCACCACGGGGCGCATCATCGGGCAGCTCTGGGACGCCGTAGTGATTCGCCGGTCCGTGTCGCTCGATACCACGGCCTCCTTCGACACCCCGGCGCACACGTTCTTTACGGTCGGGGCGGATGGGACGACCGGCTATTCGCTGCAAGTTGCGGTGACGTAATGTCACAGATCCTCGTTCAGCTCCTCCCAACCTTCATTTCGACGGCTTGGAGCGCCTTTTCGCCGGTCCTGAGTAACATCTCGGACGCGAGTAATACGGTAACCGCCGACGATGGGTTCATTTTGGGGGCGTTGACGTTCGGCGAGTTTGGGGCGAATATGTCGGACTGTTTTATCAGTTCGTCCACGCCCTCTACGCTGCCCCGAGACGCGGACCCGCCGTTCCCCCCGGTATTTCCGTACCTGTTTTCCACCGACGTAATTTATGGACGAGACCATCTGAACGTGAACTTGACAATGGTTCGGCTAGACGATTTCGAGTTTGATATCGTCGCTACACTCAACGGCTCCCCGATCAACTTGACCGGCTGTACGCTCAAGATGACCGCGAAATGGCGGCCCGAAGACGCCGATAATCAGGCCGTTTTCCAAATCTACTCACCGTCTAACGGCATCTCGATTACCGACGCCACCAACGGCACGGCCCACGTCCTCATTGCGTCCACGCTGACGTCCGCATTGCCCCTGCATACGGTGTACTTGCCCTTCGATATTCAACTCTTCGATTCGACGAGCAAGATTCGAACCCTGACCCTCGGAACGCTCAAGGTGGTGCCTGACATTACTCAGGCCACTTCCTAGTCGTCCGCTAGAATTCTTATGGAGAAAACCCTCTAAGCTTCATGGCTATTGTTCCCTTTTCCGGCTCTGCTCAATTCATCAAGGAGCAGTCTCTCACCATCGCTGACGTCCCGACCATCACGACGCCAGTTCAGACGTTCACCGTGACCGGCCTTCTGCCCTCGATGACCGTATTGGTTAACCCCACGTCCGAAATGCCCACCGATCTGGGCCTCGCCGGGGCCTACTGTAGCGCCGCCAACACGCTCAAGATTCGTTTCGTCAACCCCACTGCCGGTACGATCACCGGGGCCGCCGTCACCTTCAAGATCATGGGCCTTTAGTGCTGTTCTTGAAGGGAAATAGTTTTCCTCCCTGCCCATGGCTGTACTCAGCAATTACATCATTGACAAGCTCCTCGATAAGGTTTATCGGAACACGAACTTTACTTCGCCGACGACCTTGTATGTGGCGCTACATACCGCTGAGCCCCTGCCAGACGGGAGCGGGGCGGAAGTCAGTACGAGTGGGACGGCCTACGTTCGCCAAGCCGTGACCTTCGCCGCCGTGGCAAGCCACCAAAGCAAGAACAGCGGGGCGATCACGTGGCCAACCGCCACTGCCTCCTGGGGCTCGATTCCGTGGATGGCCGTGTGGGACGCTTCATCGGCGGGGAACCTCATCTCCTACGCTCAGCTCCCGGTCACTGTCACCGTCAGTAGCGGCCAAACCATGCCCACCTTCGCCATCAACAGTATCACTGCCTCCTTCGTCTAATGGCCGAACAGTACACCAATCTCGCCCAGAGCACCACGACGGGGCTAAACAATACCACCAACCCGGTTACCTTCAGTGTGGCCACGGGGGAGGGCAGCAAGTTTCCGGCCACTACAAACGGCTCCTTCCGCCTAGTGGTCGAGCCCAACACGGCCAATCAAGAAATCCTCCTGGTGACGTCGCGCACGGGCGATTCGATGACGGCCAATCGAGCGCAAGAGGGTACCAGCGCGGTAGCTCATGGCAGCTCGGTTACCGTGACTCACGTTCTAACAACGGGGGCGATGGATCAGATTCGCCAAGACCTGATCGCTAAGGGAACGTACGCCACGCTCCCGGCATCACTCAAGGCGGCCAATCTCTACATCGGGACGGACAATCAGTCCTATCTACTGCGCGACAACGGAAGCGCCTGGGACGCATGGGCGGGGCTAGAGAAAGTCACCCTGCCTGTTTCGGGAGACTACACGGGCATTGACAGCCCCACCTTGTCATCGACCAACGGCGGCATGTCGGTTACTGGGGCCACGACCGGCAGCTTGCAGGCGCGCTTGGCGGTCAAGACTCTTTCCGCCGCGCCGTACACGCTAACGGCGATGTTTCGCACGATCTCAAGCCCCGAGTCAACTGGGGGCCTTGTACTGCGGGCCAGCGGGGCCGGGACGTTCATCATCATCTATCCGTCCGCGAATGGTCTCACCTACCAAAAGTGGACGAACACGACAACGGCCAGCGCGAACTACTTGAATGACGTTGCGATCAAGTTGCACAATCCGTACTGGGTCCAAATCCAAGACGATAACACCAACCGCATTGTGCGAGTCAGCTCGGATGGTATGAACTGGATGCAGATTCACTCGGTTGGTCGCACGGACTTTTTGACGCCGAACCAAATGGGCTTTGGCGTCTTTACGACCGCTAGCACCTACACCGGCGTCCTTCTGGCGCAACATCTCGTGACGGTGTAACGATGCCGGGTCTTCAATGGGGTAATGCCCAATGGGGCTCGGGCGAGTGGGCCGATGTTGGTGAGGTGGTCCTCAGCGCGAACCTGAATGCGCAGGGCGTTCTCACTTTCGCCTATACGCCGTCACTGCCAACGAGTCTCGCGGGGGCGGGCCTTCTCACAATCAGCAACTTCACGGACCTGATAGCGGCATTGGCGGGGCGGGGCATCCTCACCCTCACCATTTACGGCGCGTACAAGATCGGCTCGTACACGCTGAACCTCTATTCCGGGGCTATTCGGGTGCAAATGCCCATCTGTTTCCTGCCCTCCAAGAACGTTTACAGCGTCCAGCACACGAACGAGAGCGACGATTTCCCGCAGAACGACGTGACCGCCATCGATCCGCAGTTCAACCAGTAATGCCAAAACGCGTAGAGTTCCCCGAGACGCTTGCAAGAAGCTTCAAAAGGGCCGCAAAAGCCGTTTTCCCGCGCGAATTCTACGCCATTCTCCTAGGAGATCGGGGGCAATCCGCGTTTTTGGTCCACGAGCTGTGGATTCCGACCGAACAAGAAGAGTTCTGTACAGCGATGAGCGTTGACATCCCGATGCGGTGGTGGAAAGAGGCCCAGAAATACGCCGACAACCGGGCCTTTGAGGTGTTGGGGGACCTTCATAGCCACTGTTTCGACCTGGAAGACGTGCGCGAGTACGACGCTAGCCCCTCAGAGGGAGACATTGACCGGTCCATGAGCCTCCTCAAGCTCACCGGGGGCGAAGAAGCGGTCTTCGGCATCTGCACAATCAACGAATACCCCCGACAAAAACGCGCCCGGTTCCGTTTTTGGCCCCTCATCGCGAAAGTGGAGACGCAAATTGTCCGATAGCAGCATCATCAATCTCAAGCATCTGTCCTCGGAGCAGATTTGGGACCTAAAAGTGGGGCGTTGGAAGGCCCGAACCGATCTTGGTTGGCTCTGCCGCAACATTTTGGGCTTCGAACACGTGACGGACGCCTCGTCAGCCCCCTGCAAGCTTGAAGATGGCCCCGATCTGCCCATTCATCAGCCCATCATTGACATCCTACAGCGCTTCCCGACCCCTGCCCCCGAACAATTCCAGCGCAATGATCGGGTAATGGGGGGCCGCTGGGAGTATACGCCCATCACTCCCATGCTGAAGCTGCCGGGGGGCCGTCGCGTGCTCATTTTGGACCCCCGAGGCTTCCTGAAGACCACCATTAACGTCGTCGCCCACACAATTCAATGGATCATCAACTACCCCGACATCGCGATGATGATCATTCAGTCGAATAGCGAGAAGGCCAGCGACTTTTTGAGGAAAATCAAGCAACATTTCCAATCGAACCCGCGTTTCCGCCAACTATTCCCGGAGCATTGCCCCACAAAGAAGGTTTTCGACTGGGGAACCAACGAACGCTTCACATCCGAGGCCCGGAGCCCAATGGTGATGCGCTCGGAGCCCACGGTCATGGCCGGATCGATTGAAAAAGGCGGTTCGGGTATCCACGTGGACGTGATGAAGTTCTCGGATATCGTGGAGCCCAGCAACATCACCGGCAACGGTAAGGAAGTCGTGAAAACGAACTTCTACATGATGCAAAACCTCCTCGTGGGGCCGTCGTATTGGATCGACGTCGAGGGCACGCGCTATGCCTACGGCGATCTGTACGGCGACATCATCGAACACGAGATGAAGCAGCCCGTCGAGAAGCGGATGTACAAGATTCACGCGCGGGGCTGCTTCGTGAAGGACAAGGCCCCCGAGCTGGTGACCAACACCCCCGAGGAGCTAGAGGCCCCCAATCTAGTGAACGCATCGGGGAAGCGCGTTCCCTTGTGGCCTCGGCGATTTCCGCTTGAAGGACTGGAGGATGCGGAGGCCCGCGATCCGTTCACCTTCGCCACCCAGCAGTTGAATAATCCCAGCGCCGGAATCAAGGGGGGTCGCCCCTTCCCGGTCGAAAATGGCGAGTTTGAGCGCCGGGTCATTCCCCGCGACAAGTTCACTCAAAACGTTCGGGTGGCGTACAAAGAAATCAGCGTAGATTTTGCCTACACCACCGGGCATCGCGCCGACTACACGGCTATCGTTTTGGCCACGTTCGACCATTATGGCCGGTGTTATGTTGAGCAAATCGAGCATGGCCGCTTCCTGCCGGATCAGGCGCTAGGCAAGTTGTTCCTGATGGTCTTGAGCCACTTGAGGCATTTGAGGTGCGTCAAGATCGAAAATACGGCCTTCACCCACGGCATTATGCCCTCGTTCCGGCGTCTCCTCGATGTGCCGCGCCCCGGCTTCCCGGACGGTATCCATGTGCCGGTCGTCCTAGTGCCCCGCGACTCGGACAAGAGCAAGGAGGAGCGCATCATGCAAACGCTCCAACCCTGGTACAAGAGCAGTGACCTTCGCTTCGTGATCGATCCTCCCGAGATCAAGACCAAGGGCATCTCGGATGAAACGCTCGCCCAGCTCCGCAAGGAACTGATGGAGTTTCCCTCCGGGAATCATGACGATATCCTAGATGCCGTCTCCGATCTGTTCCAAGACAAGGAATGGTTTGGCCGGGAAATGCCACACCTGATGAGCCCCGAAGAAAAGAAGCACTACTACAGCCAACGGACCAAGGAAGTCATGAGCCGTCAGTGGGAACTGATGTTGGGGGCGGACCCGACGCCAGAGGACGCCATGTACATGGACGCGTCCCCGTTCATCCACCCGCAATTGTCCCGAACTGGGGGCCTCTAAAAGGAAAAAGGCCGCCGACCGAGAGAGGAAGACGGCCCCGAGCGCGCAATAATTGAGAGACGATTCGCGCTCAATAGCGGATAGCATACCACAGAAAAAGACAAGCCTGTAAAGGCCCTTCCGATAAGATACTTATAGAGATCGTCCGTGCCCTCCGAGCAACACGTCCCCACAATCCAGCCCGCTGACCTGGAAAATGAGCCCCTAAAGACCTCGCAAGAGAGGGTAAGCACTCAGTACGCCCTTGCCACGGTCGTTCGTACTTTCTACGAATACGAGACATTTCGCAGCCAAAACCACGATAAACGGTGGAATGTCCACGACTCGCTGTACTTCGGGTGGGTGCCCCCTCGGACCTGGGACGGCACGAATATGCCCCGCGCCGCCTTGGGCATGCAGATTGTCTTTGATCAGGTGGAGGCGATGGTTCCTGCCGTCACCCAAGCCCTGTTCAACGTGGGGCCGGAATGGTTCCAAGTCACGGCGGAATCAGGCACCGATCCCCAGGAAGTCCAGGGCGTCCAGGACTCCATGTCCTACTGCCTGGAGCACCCCAAGGACGACGTAAGCGCCAATGCCGTGGCCGAAACGGAGCTAGCCGTCAAGTCGGTGGGGCTCTACGGCAATGGGGGCGTTGGTATTGAGTGGGACCCCGTTAAGAATCGGGCCGTTTGGGAATGGGTTGACCTTCGGGACTTCTACATCGATCCCCAGTGCCCAACTCCCAATGTGGACGATTGCCGGTCCATCATTCGCCGCCGCTTCATGACGGTTGAGCAGTTGCTTGACCTGGGGGCGGCTGATGGGCGCATGGATATGCCGAGCGCGGACGTCCTCTACACGATGGCGAAGTACCACGCCAGCGCCTACGCCGACGAAACCAAACGCGTTCAGGAAGCCCTCCGGGGCGTGTCCTACTCGCCGGGAGCCTCTGATTATGTTCCCGTCCCCGCCGACCGCACCGTCGAAGTCCTGATCTATTACAGCAAGGGCAAGATCATCTGGGTGCTGAACAAGCAGTGGGTGGCCTATAATCAACCCAATCCCTACGGCTTCGTCCCCTTCGCTTTCGCCCCTTGCTACATCGTCCCCGGTCGATGGTACGCTCAGAGCATCGCCGACGTCCAGGAGCCCAATCAGCGCGCCATCGAGGGGCTAATCAACGCCCACATGGATGAAGTCGCGTTGGCCGTGCATCCGCCCCGCGCGATCCCCAGGGGGGCCATGCTCACCCCCGCTCAGCAGAAATGGCGGCCCGGCGCTCTCTACGCCTTCGACAAGCCCCAGGAGGTTAACCTCCTACAGCCCCAACCGGCCACCACCAACGTCTACACCGACGTCTCGTACTTTGAGACGGTTGCTGACCGGCGATCCGGCATCAACAGCATGTCCAGCGGCGTGCCCCGACCGAGCAATGCCAACCGTACTGCGAGTGGCATGCAAATGCAGCAACAGGGTTCGGGGAACCGGCTCAGCCATCTTGTCGGCAACATCGAAAAGTACCTCATCCTCCCGGCGTTGTACAAGCTTCACAAGATCATCCAATTTCACGTGCGCGCGGGGCAACAGCTCCCGGCATACAGCGCCGACAAGGGGCGGTACGACGTTGACGCGTCGGTCTTCTACAAGCCGGTTCGTTTCCGTATGAACGCGGCCTCACGAATGTTGACCAAGGACCGGTTGATGCAAATCTTCCCGTTCCTTGCGCAGTACCTCTTGCAAGGCCCCCTGTTGGAGCAATTGCACGCGACCGGGAAGACCCTAGACTACGAAGTCCTGGTCAAGATGCTTACCGACGCGACCAACGTTGGCCAGCTCTACCCCCTCATTCGACAGATGAACGAACAGGAGCAACAGGCGGCCCAGCAGCCCCCGCCTGAGGTAGCCGCCCAGCAACAACAGGCGCAACAGGAACTCCAGGCGCGCATGCAAATGGCCCAGGAGAGCAACCAAACCGAACTGCAAAAGGCGATGATCTCCAAACAGAGCAATCCGATGGAGATGCAAATCGAAGCCCAGAAGGCCCAGCAAGAGATGGAGATGGAGGGGCAAAAGAACCAAGCCGACCTCTTCATGCAAGCCATGCTGGCCAAGATCAAAATCCAGGCCGAACACGACAAATCCCAGATGGATCTGGCCAAGAAGCGCGCCGATCTTCAGCTCGCTCAGCAACAGCACGGCCAAGAAATGCAGCAGTCCACCACCTCGCATCAGATGAAGATGCAGCAAATGATGGATCAGCTCATGATGCAGAAATACGCCAAGGATCAGGGCCTCCAGGGCGGCGCTACCGGCGAAGGGGGCCAGCCCCAACAGGCCGCCGAACCCACCGGGGGCCAGCCAAAGCAGCCCGCCAATCGTCCCCGAAAGAAGGCCGAAGAACGTAAGAAGGAACGTCCAGCGAAATAATTTCCCTACATTATGTTAACCACTGAAGAAATGGAGCTGGTGGCCTCGTTGGCCGAAAGCAGGGCATTTACCCTCGTCCTGGAGAATTTGCAAGCGGAAATTGACACCGAAGCCGACCGGATGGACAGCGCCGACACGAATGAAGAGTCCTTACGACGGCTGGCAATGTGGAAGGCAATGAGGCGCATTTTGGCCATCCTTCGGGGCACACCCCAACTCATGTCGGCGACATTAGCCGAAATGCGAGAGCGTGAGGCCGCCGAACAACAGGCCCTTTTCGCCATTGACACCGAAAACTACATCCGCGCGCTGAAATGGGCGGATAAGGCCCGTGAGGCGCATCTGGCCCATATCGCGGAGCAAGAAGAAGCCGAACACGAACTGTAAGGCCATTTCACCATGGTCTTATAGATCGACCTGATAAGATTCTTATAGAGAATGACCCCGACCGAAAACAACGATTTTGAGGCCCTACTGCGCTCCGAGATTGCCGCGCAGCTTCAGAAATTGGGCCAACCTGGAGATAAGCAGGTAGAAACGCCTGTAACTCCCGCCCCCATTGAAGTGACGATTGGCGGGCAGCCCTACAAGTTCAAGGACGCCGCCGAGCTTTCGGGGGCCATTGAGCGCACGATTGCCCAGGCCCAGGCCGAGATTCAGGCATCCAAAGCCAGCCAAGCCCCGATTCGCTCCGAGGTGACCGGCGACGACAAGCCGGATTGGTCCCTGGAAGGATTCGTCCAGAAGATGACCACGGACCCACGCGATGCCTTCGAAATGGTCCTCGCTCACAAGTTGGGCGTGGAAAAGCCGTTTGAGCATTTGAAGGAAATGGCGGCCCAGGCCAAAGAAGTAGAGCTGATCAAGAAGACTTTGGCCGTGGAGCAGTTCAAGTCTTTGCACCCCGAGTTTCCGATTGGTCACGCGGGGGCAGCCAATCTCCTGGAGAAAGTGCGCGAGGACTTGAATTTGCCGTTCGATGCGCGCGGCCTGGAGGCGGCCTACTTTATGGCGGCCAACCAGTACCCCGACTTTCGCCAACTCGTCGCCCAGAACGCTCAGCAACTTCACCAGACTCAGCAAGATAGACAGGCGAACGTCGCTCAGCCCCAGGATTGGAACAGCCAGCGCCAACCCTTCGCTCAGCAGTCCCAGAATCCCTACCTGATGCCCCCGCCGTCACCGGGGCGTTTGAGTGCTGACACTCCTCTCAGCGATCCTTTTGCCGACGCCGACAAGCTGACGACCAAGCAAATCGAAGAGATTTTCGCAAAGGCTACCCGTCGATAGGCAAAATCTCATAGCGCGAATAATCATTCCGCTATAATCCAGTTGGAAATAAGGAAGTCCCCTCCCACCCCTCCGTTAGTTCATGGCTTATACACCTGCCGGTAATCTTACCTCTAGCGCCGGTCTTGCCCACCTCCAGTCTCTCTACTGGAAAAAGAAGGCCCTAGATCGTCTCCAAAAAAAGTTCGTGTTCCGCGAGGCGTGCGACAAGGACACGATGCCCCTGAATTCGGGACGCACTGCCCAGTGGTTCCGATATACGAACTTTGCCGCCAATACTACGCAGACCACCGAGGGCACGGTCGGCACTTCTCTCTCGCTGACGTCCAAGATCGTCGGCGCTACGGTCTCGCAGTACTCGGCGTTTATCACCGTCTCGGATTTCCTCCAAGAGACGTCGCTGGACCCGATTGTGACCAACGCGTCCGAGCTGTTGGGCTATCAGGCGGGGCTCTCCGTCGATACCATGACGCGCAACGTCATCGACGCGGAGTTCGCCGGTTGCTCCCAGACCCTTCTGGGTACGTACCTGCGCGTGGCCGATCTTCGCGCCGCCCGTTCGGCGCTCCAGGCGGTTGACGTACAGCCGTTCGAGGACAATGAGTTCTTCGTCATCGCGCACCCGTTCAGCACCTATGATCTGGTGAACGATCCGGCTGCCGGTGGGCTTGCCGACATCTTCAAGTACAACACGAAGGTGGCCGACACCCCGCTGGTGAGCTACGAAGATCGCGGCCTCATCACCCACATTGCCGGTTGTCGAGTTATCGAGAGCACCAACGTCAAAGTGACTTCCGGCTCCCCGAACCTGTACCGCGTGTACGTGTTCGGTCGCCATGGCGTCGGGACCCTGGATCTGGAGGGCAATGGCCCCTCGGATGTGAAGGACCCGCGCAATCAGCGGTTCAAGATCAACGTCATCAAGGGCGCTCCGAGCATCCCGGACCCCGAGGGCGTGATCGGCGGCGCTGTCAGCTACAACTTCAAGATGACCACGGTTGTCCTGGACGGCCCGGCTGGCATCGGCGGCGTGTACCGTATGCGGCAGATCGACGCCCAAAGCTCCATCGGCTAACCATTTGCGAAACACCTGCTCCTCCAAAGCGGCTTTCCTCTAATCGGGGGGAGCCGCTTATTTTGTTTCTGACGGGATGCCGCTCAATATGGGGCTGAATAGGCGGGCACCCGACCTTGTGTTACGACGTCCCGAGCCCCGAACTTCATGGCTGCTTTTCTCCACGCTTATCAATTGACGCTGACAACGGCGAGTACCAAGTACAGCTTGCGGACGCTCATTACCGCTATCGAATCGGGGGCTCCCCAGTTTGTCGGCGAAATTCAGCTCCAGTCCGACAAGGCTAACGCGGCCTCCAAGATTTCTGTGGGCGACACCAACATTTCGACCACCCGATATGGATATCAGTTGGAGCCGGGGGAAGGGAAGAGCTACGGCCCCGGTCGCATGAACGGCCTCGATACCGCCTCGCTTTACTTCATGTCGGACACCAACGCCGTCAAGATCAACGTGGAGCTGATGGAGTACGGCAACTAACATGGCCACGGTAAATAACATGGCCAAGCGAATTCTAGCTGTGGCCGCCCTGTTGTCGGTTCTGGCGTTCCCCGTTCTTGTGGGGCTCCTGTGGCCGCCCCCGATTGACGCCGCCCTCTCGCCGATCATCACGGCCCGTCGAATTGTTTGGGGCGCGTCCCTTCCGGCCACTTGTTCGCCTTCGACCGGCGACATGTTTTTCAAGACGGCATCCGGCATTGGCCCCTACTTCTGCTCAGCCACGAACACCTGGAGCGCCCTAACATCGGGGGCTAGCGGCACGGTTCCGTTTTCTTCGGTTACGGCGGGCACCAATACCACCGCCCTGGTGATCGGCACGGCGGGTTCGCTAGACGTTTCTGGCACCGGAAGCATCAACGCCACCAAGATCAATGGCACAGCCTTTGCGGGCACAAACGGCAACGTCGTTTCCTTCGGGGCCTCCAACATCCCAGCCGACTCGGGGATCGCAACGTCCACGGTCGTCAAAGGAGCCGCTGCCCTCGATACGGCGGGCTATGTCGCCTTTATCACCAGCGCCGGTACGCTGACCATCGACAAGACCTCGAACGGTCAGTTCTTCTGGGATAACTCTGCCCACTGTCTTGCCATCGGGCAAGCCTCTTGTACTGCCGAGCTGCAAGTATTCGGGACGGCTGGCAACCAGATGTGGATGATCAGCTCGACTGCGCTTGGCAGTTCATCGGGCGCATCGGCCTCTTGGTTCACCAATAACCTGCCCAATGCCGCTGACCAACGCCTCGGGGCCTTCACCTTCGGTTATCTCTCGGGGGGCACAACCGCCCGCAACGCGGTAGCTATCGAAGGATTCTCAAACCAAGCCTGGACTGACGGCACTGTCCAGGGCTCGTATGTGACCGTCGCAGTGACAGCGAATGGCGCGGCCTCTCGCACAACTGTGTTGAAAATCGATAACTCGACGACAACCAATGACGTTCGTCTTCTGGTCTATGATGCTACCGCCGCCGCACTGGTACGAGTCTCCCGTGGGGCCTCCGATTCTGGTGGCTCTGGTTTCCGTCTACTCCGCATTCCGAACTAACGTATGAAATTCTGGCTTCTCATCATCCTGTCTGTTCTTCTTGGTGCCGCCGCTGTAGTTCGCGCAGTATCCCTTATGCCGGTCCTCACCTTGGAGGATCGTTACGACTGGATTAAGCAGGCGCGAATCGTAGAGAACCTGAACGCAATCCTGCAAGGCAGCCTCACGGCGGCCCAGCGTGACATGGTGGACCAGATCAAGAAGCAGAACGACGCGCTAGCAAAAAAGCGCGATGGACTGACCGCGAAGTGCAAGACAAAGGGCCTTGCGCTGACTTTCGAAGCGGATGGAGAGCCCTTTTGCAAGCACCCTTAATGTGCGGGGTGGAGCAGTCTGGTAGCTCGCTTGGCTCATGACCAAGAAGTCGAAGGTTCAAATCCTTCCCCCGCCTCCAAAGAAACAATATGGCCAGCCCCCCTCCTCAAGTACGAACCGGGACGATCAACCCCTCGACAAACGTCCTGTGGTCAGACGGTACAACGCTCTTCACCGGCTACTATTTGTTCGAACTGCGCATACCCTCACTCGGGGGCACGGCCTGGACGTCGATCAACGTCAACACGAATGTAAACGGGATTCAGGTGCCCCAGTTTGCGATGATTCCGATTGTCAACGGAACGCCGTACGCGGGGCTGGGCCTCTACTACAATGCGGACCTTACGCCGCCCACAACCCAGTATCTGGCCTACCTGTATGACACGAGCAAGCGCCAAGTAGCTGGCCCCTCGTCTACCTTCACTGTCAGCGCCGCCACGTTCACGCCCCCGACGCTGACACCGACAATCCCGAACGCCTATGCGACTGACACTTCACCGGACTCCTAAAATGGTGCCTGAAACCGACCGAACCGCAACCAAGCTTCTGTGGTTTCTGCTCAGCCTCGTTGTGGGCATTACGTTGACCGTCGTGGGCTCGTGGGCCGCCAACGTCAATCGCGAAATTGACCATTTCAAGGGTGTGGAAGTAACGAACGCCGAACGGTTGGCCCGCATTGAGGCCAAGCTCGACACTTTGCTAGCGAACAAAAAGTAAGTATGCTGATTCGCGACGAAGCGCTACAAGATCGTCACGCCGTGATCTCGCCCCAAGAGGCGCATATGGCGAAGGTGAAGCAGTGGGCCGCTGAACAGGCCCGCCATTGCATCTATGTCCAAGACGATGACCTGAGCCCCGGAAACGCCGAGAAGCAGCTCGGGACGCCGCTCATGTCGGAGGAGTTTGAACGGCGGCTGGCCAAGGTGTTGCCCCCGAATTGCAAGTTCATCACTCACCCGATTCGGCCCTGGATTCGAGTTATCATTCGGGTCTTTCCCGATGGAACGTCCGAGACCATTTGCCCCTACGAACGGGGGCTAATGCCGGAACACTCTATCCTTCGCATTCGAACCGAGTGGGTGCGCGATTTCAGCACCACCCGAATCGACCGGAAGGATTTGCCCAAAGCTGACTTCATCCCCGGCGTTGGACACGTATTCGAAAAGGATGCCCCCCGCCCTGGGTGGCGCAAAATCTACCATCTGTGTGGCGAAGACCCCACGGCTGGCAAGAAAACGCGGGGCTGGCGCACGGTGCTGATCCGTTGCGTCGAAATGGGCGTCATCACCCCGACTGCCGCAGAGCGCGAATTCGGCGTGGACGATAGCCCCCAATGGGCCGCCCACCTCGGCAAGCAAAAAATCACTCTCCCCTGGTAAGAACAATGCCCGAAATGACGAAAGCAGAAAAGCTGCAAGAAGCCCTATTGGCCTTGCAATACGAAAACGCCCTCCTGGAGAACGAACAGGCCAAGCGGCACAAGACGGCCCGCGAGGAACAGGAGATGCTGAACCACAACGCCCGCAAATTGGGGGCGACAGTCCTCGATCAACAGCGGAAAATGGAGCTGGATAAGCAGAATGCTTGCCCCCACCTGAAGCCCAATGCTCAGCCCGCCATCGCCGGTCAGTGGGACCACAGCGGCACCTACCATTGGATTTGCGCCTACTGTTCGAAGGAGTGGACCGGTGGCGAACTGCCCCTCCACCTCCGCATCGACATGGAAAAGGTCGGCGGCCCCCAGCGGTCGTAGGGAAATAGTTTTCCTTCATGGCGGCCACTTACCGACCAATCGACGCCTTTGATATCTGCAAGCGCTTCATCAAGAACATGCCGCTTGAACAGGTACAAGTGCGCGTGCTGGATTCCGTAAGCAAGGTCATGTGGATGGCCGCCCCGTGGCGTTGGTCCATCGGGTCCCTGCCTAACATCACCCTGGTAGCCAATACGCAGGATTACACGGTTGCCTTGCCCGCCGATTTCCTGTATGCCGTTACCTCCTACGTCACGGATCAGAACGGGGGCTCCCCTCGTGATCTGGAAATTGTGCCCTCAATGCCGGTCGGGGGCTTGGTGGGGCAAGTCTCGCGGGTAGCTTTTACAGGCACGGCGGGGACAAACGGAACAGCCCGGTTCTTCCCAAAGCCGGTCACTCTGCCCACGGGAACGCAAACGGTGATCAGCATGTACAAGAAAACGGCCCCGGTCATCACCCCGGCTAATGTCTTTACCGCTGGAACGCTCGTTTTCGATGATGAGTGGACACCCGTATACGAGGCTGGTGTTCTGTGGCTCTCCTATCTCTTCGCCGATGACACTCGCGCAGGCTCAGCCCAGGCGGATGGCAGAGGGACCTATTCTTTCACCGGTCAGCGCGCGGTATTTGAAGCGAATATTCAACTCATGAAGGAACGCGAAAAGCTGTTGATCGTCGATCCGCGCATGGTACCAGACGCGAAGGCTTCAAGATAAATGTCTGTCCGAACTGCCACATATACCTACGGCGACGTGATGAACGTTGTGGGCAAGAGCGCCACCAACCGGGCCAACGAAGACGACTTGGCCGCCTTCATCTGTAACGTGGGCACCAACCTGTTGTGGCAACGCTACGATTGGCGCGAGTCCATCTCAACGCTGCCGCCTTTTTACCTCATTCCCGACGAACAGGACCACGGAGCGCCCGCCGTCATCGTCCCCACGAACTTTTGGGGGCTACGTAAGGTGTGGCTGATGAAGAACGCCACCACGCCGCCCTACAAGCAGGACATGACGATCCTGAAGGACCTAGCTCTGACGCACGTTCGCTATCTGCCCCAGTCGATCTCATACAATTCCGCCTCCCGGTCCTTCCGCGTGTTCCCTCGCGTGCCCCCATCGATAGGGGCTCCCGACTACTGCGTTTCTGGGGAATACAAGATCAAGCCAACCAAGATCACGGCGGCTAATATCGCCTCCACGCTCTTGCCCTTCGATGACGTCTACTTTCAGACCTGGGTGGAAGTCCTCAAGTGGGCCTCCCTCAATATCGCCGGGGACCCGCGCGCCGGGGACGTCAACTACACCAACGGTCAGAAAGTCGCTTCCGGGCAACTTGCGAAGGCGTACGCTGCAATTGATGAGATGGCCCGTACCGAGAATTTGGAAGGCGGGGACGTGACGATTAGCCCCTCGGAGCCCCTAATCAACATGAACCGACTTTGGCCCGCTGGCCTTGGTTGGGGAATGTAGCAATGACTCTTGAGGATCTTGCCCGCGCCATCGCCCGCCAAGAGGGATTCCTGGTCCGTAACAGCCGAGCCCAACGGAACAACAACCCCGGCAACATCTGGGACGGAACCGGCAAGGGCAAGCCACGGCGCGTTTGGCCCAGCATCCCCATCGACGACAAGGGCTTTCTCATCTTCCCCAGCCCGGCGCAGGGTATCGCGTACCTCCTCCGTCAGATCGCCGTGAACGTTGCGGCGGGGCTCACACTCCGGGAGTTCGTCGCCAAGTGGGCACCCCCGAACGAGAACGACACGGAAGCATACGTCAAGTTCGTCTCCGCGTTCGTCAAGGTGCCCGCCGATGGGAAACTTTGGGATTATGTCATGGTGTTTTAGGCCCTTCCCGTAAACTCATAAGAGAGAGAAGTTGACCATCCTTACGCCGGGATTTCGCCCCGCCGACAAAACCTTCCGGCACAACAAGAAGCGCCCCGGCCCCAAACCCCCCTCTCAAGTCGTTCGTTTCAACCGTTATGCCGTTCGAATCAAAGGCCCAAGCTCGCTGGATGTTCGCCAAGAAACCACAAATGGCGAAGGAGTGGGCGGGGGAAACGCCGAGTATCAAGGCGCTACCAGAGAAGGTCAAGAAAAAGCACCCCAGTAACGCCGAACTATTGGCGGCCCCGCCCATCCGCAAGAGGAAATAAATGGCAGACGAGAAGAAAGGCGGCTTCCTATTTGGTAAGGGAGCCCTGGAAAAGGCAGCCCAGCAAGGCGGCAAGACCGAGCCCATCGCGCCTGCCCCCGTGCCGACCCCGGATGGCATGCAGAGCCTTCGGGAAGCGGCAATGGAAGCGGCACGAAGATCGCGTCCAGATTTGTATCCGCCTGAAAAGCCAGCTACTTCCGCGCCGACAAAACCGGCAATAAAACCGGCCAAAAAGCTGCCCACCAACGCGGAGCTGATCGCGGCCCCGCCCATCAAGACCAAGCCGGTTACCTCCAAGAAATAAGTAAGCAATTTTCATGAATCCGAGTCATTTCATTACGAAGGCCGACGCCGACGCCATTGTTAAGGCGCTGGGCGATATTGGCGGCGGGGTGGACAAGCTGTATATCCCCCCGTACTGGGGTATCCCGACCCCTGAAATCGGGGATGCCAAGTTCTACCACATCCGGTTCAAGAATGGCGCAGACGGCTTCAACGTCGGTCTGATCCGCCAGACTATGAGCTTTTTCCCGACGCGTTGGCCCGCAATGGTTGACGCCGAAGTGCGCGCAGTCGCAAACAGTCCGAAGTTTCCCTGGGAGTACTAACCAGATAGGCTTTCATGGCCGTTGTCAATATCAATTCCGGTAATGGCTTGCAGACCGGCGCTCCCTCGGGTCCCACCGGAGGCGTCGTCAACCCTTCGCCTCTCAACTTCGGGGCTGGGGCTGGTGGAGGCGGCGGTAGTCCCGCTGCTTCGGGCGGCGGTCCCATGAGCGCCTATCGCCAAGACGTCGGGGGCTACAACCCCTTCCAGTACGCTACCGACGACACTACCAACTCGCTGGCCAAGCTCTTCGGGGCGACGGCTGGCAAGACCACCGATCCGAATGGACCGGGCGGAATCGGTTTTGGTCCCCCGAGTCAGAACATGCTCGACTTCGGCGGGGGCTACGTCGGCAACGCCGGTCTGACTCAGCAGTTCATCGACGCCTTTGGGCTTGACCGGGCGCGGCAGATGTTCGCCGATCAGCAAGCCTATTCGCAGAACAACAAAATGGGCGACGGCCCCATGCTGGGAATCGGCACCGATCCGTCACTACAAGGGTACAACCCGAATCTGTCGCAGCCGACTACGTTCGGTCAGCGCGCCAACTTCGGCGCTTCGCCCAGCTCGTTCTACAATAATCCGCGTTCCGGGGGGCAGATGCCTCAGATGCCGGGAGCGCAACCTCCACAAATGGGGCAGCCTCCGTCTGCCGGTCCCGGTGGGGGCATGGGTGGCCCTGGGATGGGTGGTCCTCAGCAACCCCCGTTTGGGGGCGGCGGCTTCCCTGGTTTCGGGGGTGGTGGTTTCGGCGGGGGTTTCGGGGGTGGCCGTATGCCCCAATTCGGGGGGTATAACCAGTGGGGCAATCCCTTCCAAGGCAACCCCTTTGGCATGATGGGCGGCGGCTTCGGCGGCGGCTCCAACATGTACGGTTTTGGGGGCGGCGGTATGGGAGGCGGCATGATGAACCCGTGGATGGGCGGCGGGGGCGGCATGATGGGTGGCATTGCCGGTCTATTGAACCAAGTCCAGGGGCTTCGTCGCGGCGGGGGCGGCGGAATGCCTATGCCCTGGTCGTCCAGCCCCAACACGGGGATGTACTTCCCGCAGTTCTACTAACCCTCCCGTACTTTAGGTACGCGATAGCCCATGAGCGACAACCGTCGTTGGGACGGGATTACCTATCCCGCTCTCGACTTCCCTTACAACCGAATTACAGCCGAGCTTTCCGAAGAGCCTCCGCGATTCATCCGGGGGCTCAATTGTTTTGTCAGCTCGGGCGGCAAAGTCGCGCGCCGACCCGGCACCATTGCGATGACGAACGGAACGTTCAACCTTCGCGTGGATCGCGCGTGGATCTATGAGACCATCGATACGCCCCCGGTTGTTTACCTCATCGTCTCCGCGTATAACGCCTCCACCGGCTACTGGGAGCTGTGGTACCAGCGCCTAAGCAACACCCCCTCCGCGTTCGCCCAAGTCCCCAACTACCGAGCGTCAAACCAATCTCTGAGCCCCCACGAAGCTTCGGTTGCAAGGGGCCTCCTGTTCGTCAAGGGCTACCCCGGCGCGCTCAGCTCCGAGAAGTTGGGCAGCGTGATCATTGACGGGACTGCTGGCGCGATCTCCATCAAGCCCTGGGGCATGCTTGGCCCCACCACGCCCGCCCGCATCGTCGGCAATCTCACCACCACGACTGCCGACATTACGGCCTCGGGTACCACGCTTGCCGTTACCGCCGACGTCTTCCCGGCTGCCCCCTTTGTCGTACAGGTGGACTATGAGCAGATGAACGTGACGGCCAAGGCGGGGCTGAATTTCACGGTCACGCGGGGCTTCAACGGTACCACGGCGGCGGCCCATGTCGCGGGCTCCGTTGTCATCTATCGCGGCTGGACGCCTTCATCGCACCTGATCACTGTTGGCCTGGGTTGGCAGTACAGTTACGCGTACAAGTCCATCACGGGGCACTACAGCAACCGCGCCCCCGTGGAGACGAATCCCGACAATCTGCCCTCCACCACTGGCCCCTTTTTCAATCAACAGCCCCAGGTCACAGTTCAGGGGACCAGCGACACCACAAACTTCCCCAGTATTGTCATCTTTCGGACTACAGACGGAGGGGGGACGTTCTATGAGCTAGACACGATCACCAACACTGGAGCCGGGGCAATCACATACACGGATAATAAGCTCACTTCGGGGGCCGGAACAGCCGACCCGATCCCGGATAAGCAGCTCAATGCCGCGTCGTTTGCCCCGTCGCTTACCAGCAATTCGCCGCCCCCAACGTGCAATTCGCCCTCGGTCGTTGGTACCGACGCGATTGTCAATTCGAGCCCCATTGCCTACTTCCAGGCCCGCCACTGGTTTGCCATCGGCAACATTTTGTACTACAGTGCGAACGAGGAACTTGACAATGGCGTGCCTGAGGAGGCGTTTCCTTCCGGCATCAAGGGCAACTTTTTCCGATTCCAATTCCCCATCGTCAACCTACAGACGACTTCAGATGCTCTGTACGTCTTCACGCTTCAGCACATCTACGTCATCTTTGGGACCACCAGAGAAACGTTTGCTGCGCGCCCCATCTTCGACAATTACGGCGCTCCCTATGGGCACGCAAGAGCCATCACTCGGTTCGCCGAAAACATCGCCTTCCTCACCCACGACTATCGCGTAGCCCTCATCCGCGACAAGCAAATCGACACGATCAGCGATCCCCTCTTCACTGACATCGTGGATCAGATCAACCTGGGAGCCGAGTTCGATATCAAGTACTGGGCCGATCTGGAGAAGCAATGGCTAATCGTTTCGGGCCACATCTCAGCCGATCCGACTCAATCCCGGCAGTGGGTCTACGATCTGAACCGCGTATTCCAGGGCGACGTGGAATCCTTGAAGCAAAAGCAGGATGACTTCTGGTTCGTTCCCTGGACCTACCCCTCAACGGCCATGGTCAGCGGTCGAACGTCGGAAGCCAGCGGACAGCGCCGACTCGTCTTTTTCTCCTACGATCCTGATGCGGTCAGCGGTAAATTCGTCCGCCTGGACCCGACCGGACGAACGGCCACGGATGCCACAACGGAAGGCAATGCAGTTACATTCGATATTGACCTCGTTAGCAACCTCTTCCTAGTTCCGCCCGGTAACCACGTCAACAAACTGCGACGGCCCGGCATTACGCCCGTGCTCTACGCGATCCACTTTGACCGGACGCTCTTCAACGGGGACACGGACCCCGATTTCTTCTACTACGCTGACGATCTCTGGAGCGATCCCATTTCCAGCAGCATCGTAGAGGACCCGGCCCGCCGTCCGCTCAGCAAAGCCTACAAGACCCTGGAATATCCCATTGACGTGGTGGGGCAGCGGTTCGCCTGGGAAGTCCGCAAGCTCGCCTCCGCAGACAACTTCGAACTCCAGACCTTTTCCATGATCTTCTCCCCGGACGAGGGGGCTTAATGCGAAGCGTCCTCCTGTGCTTTCTTCTGGTGCTCTTCACTCGGGTGGGGGCCGCCCCGCAGTATCCCCTCCCAATTGAGCATATGCGGATGCAGCTCGACTTCACTGACAAGTGGGAGCGCTACATGCGAAAGCTACTTGGCTGCCCCCCGGATGCCGTAATCGCCTCGGATTGTCGCCCCTTGACGGGCATGCTCGATTATGCCGCGTTCAAGACGGCCCGCGATCTCGCCAAGCGCGTATTTGAATTGAAGGACTAGATGCCCTGGGATACAGAACAGCAAGACTACGTAATCTCCCGCCTCACTAACGTAACGGGGACAGCGGAAGGGAGCAACCTACCTCCGCGCCAGCAAGGTTCCTTCCGCGTTCCCTTCGTCACGGGGCTACAGCTTGTCAAGACCACGAGCTACTTTGGGGGCACCCAGTTTACGTTGATCTGGCTTGAGCCGAACGACTTCTCCAAGTTCATCGATCACTATTCGATCTATGTCACCGGCCTTCTGGAAAACAACTTCCAGCCGCTTGGCCCGTACACGGTAAAGCAGAGCCCGGCGACGATCCGTGTCCAGACCAACGCAGCGGCTCGGATTGCGTTCTACGTCCAAACCGTGCTAAAAAACGGCATGGCCTCGGATATCCTCAGCTCGCCGTCCTGTACCGGCACCACCATTGCGGCGACGACGGCCACCAGCGATATCCCAGACGGCACCGTAACGCGCGTCAAGA